GGCAGGTTCCCCTTCAGAAACGCCGCCATCAGCGCCCCCGCGCCATCTGTTCGTTGCGCCGGCGCATCCATTCCTTGGTCGCCAGCTCGTCGCGGACGCCGCCCGCCCCGCCGCCGCCGCCGCTGATCGAGACCGCCGGCCGAACCGTCCGCGCCGTCTCCCGCGCCCCGGCCTCGCTGGCCTGATCGGCCCTCCAGGCCTTATGCAACAGCTTCCACAGGCGCGAATCGGCCATCTCGCGCAGCTCCTCAATGGTCACGCCGAACGCCTGGGCATAGTCCACCAGCTTGCCGGCCACTTCCGGCGACCAGCCCTCGATCTCCTCGCTCAGCTTGCGCCCCGTTTCGGCCATCGCCTCGGCCGCCTCGCGCGCCGCCTGCAGCGCGGATCGCTCCTGGTGGTGACTGACCGCATAGGCCAGTTGCTCGCGCGCCTGCGCCAGTCGCTGGAATGTCGACCAGCTCGCCTGCGCACCCTCCGGATCTTCGGCTGCATAGCCCTCCCAGTCTACGGCCTGGAAATCTTCAATCTGTTCATCCAGCGCCGCCAGGCGCTGTTCGTCCCGGCTTGCACCCTGGTGGGCGTTCACCCGCGCCGCCAGCGCCTCGCGTTCCGCCTCCAGCGCGCGCCGGTGCTCCGCCAGTTCCTGGGTCTTGCGGGTATAGTCCGCCTGCCGCAGGACCGCGCCCTTCAGCGCCGCCGGCAGGGTATGAACCTGCCCGTCCAGTTCCAGCTCGAACATCTCCGGGTCCGCACCGGTCTCTTGCAGCATGCGGTCGTCGTCACGCACGAGGTCGCCCTCGCCCGCCAGATAGGCGTCGTCATGTTCCATGGTCGTCCTTTGGTTTGGGAATGCCCGTTCGGGCGGTCAGAAATGTTCGCAGGCCGGCGTCGGCCGCGAGTAGCGTTGCATCTCGGTCAAGGCGGGCGCGCAGGGAGCCCTTCTGCACGGGATGCTATCCCCCGGCCGCCGCGCATAGCGCCTGTAACGTCAGCCGTGAGTATTCCGCCGGCGACGTAACCTGATCATCGTCGCCGCAGTAATGCCGATAACCTGAAATACAATCCAGAATATCCCGACCAACATTACAGTCATTATACTGTATATTGTCCCGTTTAGCGGCTGCTCCGGCGTCTCCCAGGCGCCTGTATCAATTTTGATAAGCAACAAGGGAACAAATACGAAGGCCAATCCAGCCATGACAAAGCTGTACGCATTCAACGCGATCCCGATCCATGTACTTCGCCAAAGCGCGATCATCACGCCGGGAACCGTAAGTATTGCGGCAATACACACAATCAGAACCAGAAACCAGACGCCGTCGTTCATCGCCGCGCGCCTAGAGCTCGGGTTTTCATCCAGTCATTGATCGGCTGCTCATCACTCAGGATGTCCATTTTCGGCCGTCGGCTGGCGTCCAGCACCTCACGCGCACCGCTCCGGACCATCAATGTGTCGACGTCCTTATGGTGGGCGCTGATAGCGGGACGTCGATCCGCCCGGTCGGTGGGGAGCCTTGACGGGATCCCCGCGAAGAACGGGATCCGGGCAAGCCGGTCAGAGCCGTCGCGGGATGATGGCGTCGCATCCACATTCATCCAGAAACCGGCAGGTCGCCCCCGCTCGGGCGCAGCCCGAAAGGCGGTCACGGGATCAACGGTGACCAGGTTGTCGACCCTCAAGCCTTCACGTCCGGCCCTTACGGTGGCGTTGAACGCATCCGGCCCACCGTAGCTGTGGCCGACGACGTTCACCGGACCTCCAAGGCGGTTGGCGGCCCGAATGGCCTCGACAACCTCGCCCGTCCTGGCGTTCGGGAAGTACGCGACACGTCGCCCCGTCTCTTTGGCGTAGGCATCCTTGTACTGTCGCAGAGCGCCGGAGACGCCCGTTTCCTTGTCATCCAGAAACCCGCCTATGAAGATATCCGTACCACGTTGGGCTTCCGGAACCTCGACCGGCCACCTGGAGAACATCGAGCTCTCATCGGGCCTGGCCGGCAGGGGCAACGCGCCGACGCGATCAAAGACCGAAGGGCGCTCTCGCTGAACCGGCTTTGGCTTAGGCATGGGAAATCCGAACCGTCGAAGATCTTGGGCGGGCATCGTCTACTCCATCAGAACTAATCAGGAACATCAAGCGGAAAAGTCAGCGCGCGCCCGTGGCACGCATCCGATTGGTCTCGGCTTCGAATGCCTCGATTTCCAGCTTCCGCGCCTCATGCGCCCGGTCCTGCTTCAGCCCTGCGATTTCCGCCCTCGCCGCCGCCAGCGCCTGGGCCAGCTGCCCCATCTGCGCCCTGGCCGCCTCCACCTCCGGCGCCGCGCCCTTGGCCTGCGGCGGAACCAGCGCCGCCAGCCGCCCGGCGATCTCGTCGGCCCCCGGCCAGTCCAGGTTCCGGGCCAGCAGGTCACCCACCACCGGGGCCGCCGCCGGATAGGCCCGGATCAGCTCGATCATCTGCGTCGCCGCCTCCTCACGCCGGCTGGTGAAGCTGGGTCCGGACCGCACCGTCAGGTCATACTTGCCCGCCGCCAGATCATAGATCTTCTCGACCTTGCGCAGCGGCCCCGCCGGATCGGCGCCCGCCGGCCCGACACCGACCGCTTTAGCCGACCCGTCCGGCCCCAGCACACGCACCACCCGCGAGGTTGCGTACACCTTCGGGATCAGGTCGATCAGGATGCGCCCCGCGTGCCGGATCGCCCGGCTCAGGTTGTCGATGTAGTGGAAGGTCGACACATCCCCCTCCCGCTGCCTGGCCATGATCGCCCGGCCCGAGGTCTCGTTCGACCGCGCCCCCAGGCTGGCGTCATACAGCCCCATGATCGACTTCATGTCGTCCGAGGCGTTCAACGCCTCCTGCAGCGCTCCGGCCGGCACGCCGGCAAACCCCTGTCGCATCGGCGGCTCGGGGCCGTCATATTCGATGTAGGCGTGGCTCTGCACATTGGCCGTCGCCCATTTTGCCGAGTCCGTCTCGAACGCCCCCGTGCGACCGATGAACGGCGCCTTGGGCGCCAGCGCCACCAGTTCCGTCGACGTGGTACGCCAGTAGTTGAACATCCGCTGCGGATCCTTGGCGTCCCGCACCAGGCTGCGTAGCCGCCGGCGCCCGTCCACCATCAGTTCCTCACCGTACACCGGCACGATCGGGATGAACCGCCCGGCCCAGTCCACGGTCTCCAGCACCTGCGCCCCGCTCAGAATTCGCTGCGTCACCCTGTGGCTCGCCACCTGTCGGGGCCGTCCCACCACCGTCACGCCCAGCGCATCGAACATCGCCTTCTGTGCGCGATAGATCGCCTCTTCGACCACCTGGCCGTCCGACAGCGCCAGGATCGTGCGCATCACCCGGTCGCGCCGCCAGTATTCGGCGACCGCCACCCGCTCGCCGCTCACCCCGACGCCCACGGCCGACCGCGGCCCATCGCCGCTCCAGTCCACCGGATCAGCGCCCTTCCAGCGGCCCTCGAAGACCCGGCGCGGCAGGCTGTCCACCACAAACGCAGTGTTCCAGTCGCCGCTGTCCGCCGCCGTCGACTCCGGATCGCCATACACCCCGAACGGGTTGGCCACGCGCTCGACCACGATATCCTGGTCAAAGCCATCGTCGGCGGCATAGCGGGTGTTGATCCGGAAATACCCCACCCCGCAGGTCACCGCGAAATCCAGCGCGGTGTCATAGGCCACCTCCGCATCGCTCGACTGCTCGATGTGGCGGATCAGGCCGTTGAACACCTCCGCCGTCTCCGGGTCCGCCCCGTCGTCCACGGGATGCACCGCGATCGCCGGCTTGTTCTGGCGCGCGTCATTGACCACCTGGCGGATGAACGCCGGCAGCCGGTTGATGGTCAGGCTGGGTCGCCCTTCCAGATCCCGCGCGCGCCGCACCGCCTCCGGCCACTGCTCGCCCAGCCGCGCAAACCGCAGGTCATCCAGCGCCTCGCGCCGGTTCTCCGCCTCGGCCTCCGCCGCCAGCTCGAACGCCTCGCGGGCTTCCTCAAGAATATCATCATCAGACAAGGGCACACCCCATGGCAAAGGGCCCGCCTGACGCGAGCCCGGCGAGTGAAACAGCCGCCCGCAAGGCGAGCCGCCACGACTGGAAAAACTGAAAACATGGAAGCAGGTCGGCGCTCGCCCCGGCCTCAGCCCCGCAACCGCGAAGCCTCCGAAGGCGCACTCCCTGACGCTGACAAATTTCTATCGAAATTGCGCGGCGATGTCAAGACAAAACGTGAACAAAAAGCCCGAAAGGATGTGCCCGTCGCGCCCTTACCCACCTCCCGGCGCAGGGAGACCCTCTGCAGCCCGCCTCAATAGTCCGCGAACCAGTCCAGCCCCAGCACATCATGGATGCCCGCAATTGACTTGATCGCACGCACCTCGGCCTGGAGCGCCCTCAGCTCGTCGCTCACCTCGTCGTCATCGCTCCAGTAGCCCGGGTTCGCCTCCATACCCTTGCAAACCCGCACCAGAGTCTCGGCCAATCCAACGGCCGGCAGCGCCTCCAGCTCATGCTCAATCCGCCAGAGGCGTTTGCCAAGAAACATCAGGCGATTCAGCAAGGTGTCCGCAGCGCCGGTCCGACGCACCGACAGAACGCGCCAGCTCTGCCCGGTCGCGTCCACCAGTTCCATATCGGCCTGCATATTGTCCTTGAGCGTCTTTGACCCACAGACCGTCAACGCCTCACGGTCAGGAAACCCCCAGATATCCCCATCCGGCGTGAACCCCAGGATAGGGTAATTCCATTCGATCTCGCCCGTCCGCACGGCCTACCTTTGCACAACCTTATAGAGATTGATAATAAGCACTCAACCACAGCGCAAAATCATTTTCGCGGCGGCGGCGGCCCCGGACGGGAGGGCTGGATGACGTTCTGCCCGGTGTCGAGCAGATACCCGCCGACGCCGGTCGGAACGGCCTTCATCCAGTCGGTCGTACCGTACCAGACCTGTCCGAGCGGCCCATATTTCGGCTTTCCCGCCCAGCTGCCGGTCAGCCGGCGATGCTGTTCCTTCGGCATCACCTTCAGCAGGGCGAAGTGGTTGCGCGGATCCTGAACGGTCCTTCCAAGCCCCTTGAGCGGAATCGTGTGGTGCACCTCCCGGCCCGGCCCGGTGAGGCCAGCCCGCTTGATCGCCTTCTGCGCGGCGATGTCACGACAAAACGTGAACATCTGTTGTTTCAGCGCCAGCCAGTCTTCCGCCCCAGCGCCCAGTTCCGCCACCATCCGTCTCACCGCGCCCGCGGTCCGGCCATCAGCTGTACATAAAGCACCGCGGCGATGGCGCACCCCACCGTGGCCAGCGGCCTGTCCATCATGATCTCGATGCATTGTTTCAACAGGTCAGACATACGCGGCCTCCACCCGCAGCGTCCCAGACCTGACGTCTACCAAAACACGCCTAACGCCCGGTTCAGTCGGTCGATTAACGCGCGCCTCAGCCCATCCAGGACTGCATCTCCGGGCGAACGCCTCGCCTTGCTGCGGCCGGCCGCGCCGCCACCACGCCGCGGCGGTTCAGCGCAAACTCGCCGAAGGCGTCGGCGCCATGGCTGGCCCCGTCATGCAGCGGGCCGGCATAGCTGTGCGTCGCCCGGTTCCAGCGCTTGCGATAGGCGCTCAGCCGCTCCAGTCCTGCGGCGCAACGGCCCTTGTCGAACCAGCACATGGGGATCATCAGGCGCGCGGCGTTCACGCGCTCCTCCGGGTCGGCCCGGCTACCCACCACGATCCGCGACAGCCCCATCCCGCCCAGGGCGTCATAGCGCGAGCGCCCGGTGGTGAACTCCCGCACCATCACGTCATGCGGCAGGTGATGAACGCCCCACAGATAGGGCTTGGCCGCAATCGCCTCGCGCACCACCGTGTCCAGCCCCACCCCGTGGGTCTCGTAGTAGTCCACCACGCGGATCTCGCGGCCGGTCTGCTGGAAGTACCAGATCGCCGTATAGTCATCGATGCCCAGGTCCCAGGCGGTGTCCACCGTCAGCGCGGGGTCCACCGGCACATTGGCCACCCGCCCCGCCTCCCGCGCCTCGCTCAGCGCCTCGGCATAGTAGGCGCCGGGCGCTGCGGCGTCGAAATCCACCAGATACTCCGACGCAAACTTCGCGCGGCCCTCCGCCTCGGATCCCAGCTCCGCCACCAGTTCGCGCCGCTCCCGCTCCAGTTGCTCCGGCGTGAACACCTCGGTGTTTGCGGCGGAGGCGCGCAGGGTGAACCACTCCTGGTCATTTTGCCGGCTCTCGAACGCGTGGGTAGCGTGGTTTCGCCCGCGCGGCGTCCACAGAAATAGCGCCCATCCCTGATTTTCCAACAGAATTGGCCGGATGTAGGCCCAGGACTCCGGATGCGCCAGCGACCACTCCGAAAACACCACGCCCACCACCGAGGCTCCCATCAGGCTGTCGTGGTTGTCCGACCCCAGCACCTGCCAGGTCGAGCCATTGGCGAAGGTCACCTTCATCTCGCTGTCGTGGAAGGTGGGGCTGAGGTGTTCGCCGAACGCCTCCTCGATCCGCCGTAGCCCGGTGTGCGGATTGACCGCGTCCCAGATGGCCTTGCGTCCCTGCGCCGCCTGCGGCAGCAGGTGCCAGTAGCCGCCCGGCCGATCCTGCACCGCCCAGGCCGCCCAGTGCAGCGCCACCTCATCCTTGCCCCACCGTCGGTGCGCCGCCACATCGGCCCGCAGTTTCCCCTTGCACAGCGCCTCCCACAGTTCGTGCTGATAGGGACGCGGCTCCCATTTCACCGGCACACGCATCATCGGTGTGGGGGGTGTCGTTTCGGTCTCGATTTCAGGCTCCGGAACCTCCGTCACTGCTCTCCCTCCAGCAGGATCTCCCGCAGGAACGCCCGCCCCTCGTCGTCGTACAGCTTCTCGTACCGCCGCACCCGGATGTGCAGTTCCACCTTGCCGGGCGGCGCAGGCGTTCCGACCCTGGACCCATAGCGCGCCGGCGAGGCCCGCCCCGCCGCCCACTGCAGGGTCTGGATCTGCACCTTCGCGGGGCCGACGGTCGCCGGCGTCACCGCCCGCGCCGTATCGAGCATTTCATCGGCCAGCGCGTCGGCACCCATCAGCCGGGCAGTCTCGACCTTTTGATCCACCCCGGGCTTGGTCTTCCGCCACTGGTACAGCGCCGTGTAGGACGGCATGTGCGCGTCCTGGCTGATGGCCAGCCAGGTCTCCCCCACCGCCAGCCGCGCGCAGATCTCGTCCACAAGCGCCTCGCAGTATCTCACCGACGTCCGTCTCGGCCGCACGGCGCGTTTCCGGGTTTCAGGCGCGCGCACGCGCCGCTCAGGCGTCTCCGCCATGTCGTTTCTCCTTCCATGAAATGTAGTCAGCCCCGGTCAGCGGGCCTCAGCCACGCCGAACCGGGGACCGGGCAGGCCGGGCCGTTTAGCCCCGCGCGGCCCGCAGCATCGGGTACACCGGCGGGAAGTCCCCCGGCTGCACCACCCCGATCACCTCAAACCCGAACCGCTCATAAAGCGGGATGTTCCGGGGGCTCGAGCTCTCCAGATAGGCGATCACGCCATCCTCATCACAGCGCTTCAGCCCCGCCTTCAGCAGCGCCGAGCCCAGCCCCAGCCCCTGCCGCACGGGATCCACGCCGACGAAAGCCAGGTACCAGTGCGGCTCATGCGGATGATAGCCCGACATCGCCGCGCTCACCTCGCCCACCACCGCGCCTGTGGCCTCCGTCAGATGCGGCCCGATCGCCGCCGCCATCGCCTCGCTGTCCGAACTCACGCCCGGCGGCAACCACAGCGCCGCCGCCGCCCCGCCTTCGGCCAAATATCCACCGCCCACCGCCATCCCCGGCCCGCCCATCGCCCGCGCAAACCCCGGGAACCCGGCCAGAAACGCGCCCGGCGTCGGCAACAACCAG